ACAGCAAGCAACCTGGAATTCATGGATGCCTTCATTACTTTCTTTTGCCATTCATCTGGTTCTTCATCTAAAATATCTCTAACAAACTGTACTGGATCATCCTTGTATTTTGTGATGAATTCAGTGAATATATTTGGTTTACCTACTGTATCTACCATAAATCCTTTGGTAATGAATTAATGTGGTTCAAAGCCTCGTCTGGAACCCAGTAACTTGACGAGGTTCTTCCATTATTGTTATGGTACCACTCATCATGTAAAAATACTTCAATTGCGGATATCCAGCCTTTCAACTCATAAACACCATAAGAACCAATAACTAAAACATAATATTTATCTTTTTTATCTCTTTTCTTCAAAAACAACTCATCTTCTGGGTGAGGTCTTGTCCTTACTTCATAATGTTCCCCAACATCCGTCGAATCGTAACCTGAAATGCCAGTTGGATAAACTCCCAAATACTTAGCCAATGCAAATTCACCAAGAGCTCCTTCAATAGAATTCCCCCATAACCCTTTAGCACCTGGATTACCCCAAGATTCCTTATAAATCTCTAGACTTTTTCCATTTTTTGAACGCTGCAGGCATTTTAACTGCCTTTGAAGTCCTACTGTTGCGCCAATCGATATTTCGGCTGGGCTTAGAACTACCTCCAATGATTTGATAGACATTGATTTCATTTTCTCTCCCTGGAGCATCTATAATCCATACTCCATAATTATCAGGTAACTTACCTTCCAACCAATGAAACATTTTTTCAGCATGTTCCCTGGTATCACATTTAACTAACCCTGAACCTGTTTCAGCAATTTGCTTCTTCAAATCATCCAGGATCAACTTTGATAAATTCTTTTTCATATGGTATAGTATAAACAGTATCTTCAATATCCAAATCAACACAATCATAAGCTAGATAAGTACAACAATTACCCCTGTGCTTTGGATATGCTCTCAAAATCTTAGCATGAACCATCCTCATCTTTCCCTCGTGCAATTCATCTTCAACCTCAAAATGTACCTTATCCCCAATTCTGGGAGGTTCCGATATATCCTTACCCATATCCTTTTTTCTTTCATCTAACACTGTTTTAGAGATGTTCTTGATTGGTTTCATTGTTTTCCTATTGTACCTTTTTTTATCCCTGTGAACTTGAGTTCCACGGTTAAGAATACCCTTGCCCATATCAGAAAAATTGGATTCGTTTTTTGCAAAAATTTTTTAGTAAATATTTTGGGTGTGTGTTGCCTTATGCAATTTGCACCCCCGGTGGGGATGGCCCCGGGGGGCAAAGAACAGCAAATATATAAGCAACAGTAGGCCTAGACTCAGACCAGCCCAACCACACCCAATGTGTTCAGTAAGTACATATTTGAACACTTTATGCCTCATTATTGATATTATTAACCTTTTTTACGTTAAAATCTGAATTCTGGTCCCATGCCCACATGGGAATGACTAAGCCAGGACCCTCTGGCCTTGGTCCCTTCTGAGGTTATTAATAATACTTACTCCAACTATACTTACCCTAGCTATACTTACCTTAACTATAATACTCATGTTAACTATACTTTATTAAACTATAATTGATGCCTATAGTTTAATTAGATATAGTTTAATATAGTTATAGTATATATATATAGTTATAGCCCTATTTTCTCAAGTTGTCGTTGTTGTGCAATAAGTTGTCTGTCAACATCTCTCTTTTTGTCTTGAACCACTTCCATTAACATTATAATCTGTTTTGTATCAATGCCTCGTAAACTGTTCGGGGGAAGATCCTGCACAAGGTCCAGAATATCATCCAAGCAATCCAACATATTCAATGTCATGTGAAGCCTAAGCACTTATTCCTTTTGTGATATTTGTTTCTTTTTGGGTGTAATATCCTTAGTCAATTTCATTTGTTGTCTTAATGCTTCAAGGTGAAGTTGAGTTGCATCACTGACTTGCATATCAATCGTTTGTCTTTCACCATATTGAACAGGTGAATATTTACTAGCAACCCATTGTTTAGCACTGATAATAGTCTTGGCTGATGCTGGGTCAATATGCCCACGCTCTAATTTATCTGTTATGTCTTGGATTTGGCTCACTGTCATTTCTGCATAAGCCTTTTTGGCCTCCAAGTACCGTGCATTAAGCTCGTCATTCGATGATATTTGGTAGTATAATCTCTTGTAAGGTATATCAAGTTCTCTTGCCATTTTAGGGAGACTACCAAACTCTGAATATCCATCAAAGATCTTTTCCCAAAATTCAGGGTCATCAAACATTCTGTATTCCCGTGCTCTTTTTGCTCGTCTTATTGGTGTTCCAGCCATTTTATTCCATTGTAAGAGGGCATTCCGTGTCTTCTGGAGTACTACTTTGCATATAGCCCGAGTCTACCTCCTGGGAATGCCCCTTGATTGTTTTAAGTTTTAACCCATACTCATTCACACCTCTTGGGATAACAAGTCCAGGTTTTTTAATGAGTTTATTGTGCCTAAAGCCTCTGTAATTTACAACGTGTTGCCATCTACCCCATCTTTGTTTTATTGTGGTAATATCTGGATGTTGGTCTTTAAGTGATTGAGCCATTTGTAATCTGCCATCATCCACATATAATTCATCAGAATTACCACCTTTCATTGTCATTGTGGCCTGTTTCTCTTGGAGAAAAGCATAGAATAATATAGTACACCATCCATCCTTCAAAGCACGGATAGATAAATCAGTATCCTCATTATAACGACCTCGCCAACGATATGGAATATCATTTTTAATAAGGATACACGAGTATATCCGGGTATTAAAAGCTATGGCTGGTCTACACGATATATCCGGTATAAAAAAGCGATATTGAAGACCAGATAATGCAACATTCTCATACCTATCAGTAAAATCCTCTGCTGCTTTAAGTATAGTACCAGAAGAAACATTTATTTTCATGTTATTATTTCTACGGCAGAAGTTCCGTATGTTATCATCCATTATCCAGTGTCGTTCAGCACCAATTGAGATGGAATGTTCCCAGACCCAATTCCGGGCAGGGATACCACCTTGACCTAGGTTACTGAAAGGTAGAGTATATATTTTATCTTCATCAATGTATTTAGCATAATCATCATACTCCTGAGGTTCTATGACAATGTGATATGGTACTTTCATACGATCCAAAGCTTTACTTGTTAACCTGGATTCAAATCTGCCTTTACTGATGACATAAACTGGATATTTAGGGTTCATATCAATATTAACTCAATATTTTAAACAAGTGTTGATAATATTACTCCTCGTAGTTTTGTATTTCCTCTCCAAACTCAGTGAATTCATTATCATATTCATGTTCATCAACCCAAAGCTTGTAAGATGCATGACGTACTTCTGCTTCAGGATGCCAATATGATTTCCTTAATGGATGTATTTTCTGACTTATTTTCTGTTCAAAATCCTTTACATCTTCCTCATTTTTAAAGAAAATATAAATCATACGATATGGAGACAAATCTTCTTGTTTGTACTCAGGCATATCTTGCCAGTGTGATTCCCATTCTTTCTCCCAACCTTCTGTATTTTCTCCTAAAACACGATTAGTATAATCTTCGAATGAGGCTTGCTCTACTATCTGTTTTGGTTTACCGCTTCTATATCCCATATATCCCCTAAAATAATAGTATTATTAAAATTGACATAACCTAATATTGCTAAAATAAACATAGTAATCCCTGTTAAAATACCACATAAATATATACATAAAAATAGAGTTATCATGCCATTTCTTTTACATTATCCCAAATATCTTGTTGTTCATTCTCATATTCATAGCCAAACCCTATTTTTTCTTCTATTGTCCATCCATTTTTAATATTAATAGAAGGTACTTTTGCACGAGGTTCGTCAGGGAATTTAAGAATAGTATTGCCCTTTTTAAGATATTCTTCAACTGCAGATTTTGTGTTATCAGATGGATTAAATTCGGCAGTGTTTACACGTTTAAATTTTGAAAAATCTTGAACAATTACAAGTGGTTTTTTATTGAGAGGAGCTACTTTAGGTAATTTCCTTTTTTTAACTCTTTTTGATTGTTGTCTATCCCTTGCTTGTATAGAACTACACACCCTAGAACAAGCAGTATTATTTTTACGGATTGGTTTAAATATATCCCCACAGATACTACAAGGCATTTCAGGGAAATTAGCTCTGATTAAATCATATCGTCTTTTATCTCGTTCTTTCTTGTATTTAATATAGCATAAATCACCACAAAATCGTTTTTTATTCCGACCTAATTCTTTATCACAAGTGGTACATTTTCTTGTTTTATTTGTTTTCATTTATGTATACCTTTTATGACAAAATTATGGTTACATTCTGTAAAACTATTATTGCATTTTTTAATATTTACCAAAACAAAACCTTCCCTATGTGGGTTATGACAACGAGTTAATTGAATATGACGGAATTGTTTATCATTAGGAAAGATTTGAGCAGTTTCCATTGCATCTATTAATACTTTACTAAGATTATCCAAATCAGCATCAGGGCCTTTTTTTATTGGATAAAATGCTGCAACAGAAAGAGCAAGGTTATCATCTTCATTGAAGGATTTACTACCTTTTGTTTTGTAATCCATCCAACGATAAACAACCTCACCTATAAATGCTCTTGCTTTTTTTGTTTTAATTAGTCTTTTATTAACTACTTGCCAATAATTATTAGCACTAATCGGAAACGGTAGTCTTAAGTTCAGCACGGAATTCCTCCAATGATTGTTTTTGTTCAGCAGCTTTATATAATTTCAATAAAACTTTCATCTCCTTAGGCATCCCAACTGGTTTTCTATCTGGTTGAGGTAATAATCTTTTTTCATCCTCAAGCTTAGATAAATATTTAGGATCCTCACAAGGCATTCGTTTTGGATTTGTTAAAGTACCTTCACGGATGTCCTTAACAGTTGGGAAAAATGAGCTGTCATTAATGTGGCTATCAAATGATTTTTTTATCCTATCAGGTTTAAAATCATTCAAAGCTTCTGCCCAGAAACTAATTTCAGCCTTACCTAATTTACCAAATTCCCTAACATGAGCATGATAATTTAACTCACATTTTTTTAGTGAAATAAGCAACTGCTTATAACCCTCTTTATCCATCAGTTCAAAGTTTTCTGATTATTATTAATGTTGAAATATTCAATGTCTAGTTGAGAAAGTTGATCACGGGATTTATTTTTCAGAGTTACATCTTTATTCCTGTCAGGTACAAGATCAAAACGGATCCCAATCCACTGATTAAGCATACTCTGGCTTATCACATGACAAATATCTCGGCCATCCATATATCTATTCCTAATTTCAGAAAGCATACGACTAGCAGCGTTTAGAGAATTCCAGGGTTTAAATCTCCCATTATTTTCGGCTTCCTCTTGTTTGTATGCAACCCATTCTGCCCATATTTCTAAAAACTCAGAGTGTGGTTGCAATTCATCTGGAATTTCACATTTTTCCAGTATTTCTTCTGTTGAAGGCGGTGTGACTTTCATAGATGCCTATAGTTAAATTTTTATAGTTAATATAGTTTATATATACTATATAGTTATAGGGCTAAGCCTTTACATTAAGCTCTGCTTTACGAGAATCTTTTAGGTCCCGTATTTGTTTATTGTTTTTCACAGTATCAGGCTGCCCTGTCCAATATTCTGCCAACTGTTCAATTGATTCACATTGACCCATCTCAATTTTAGCTAGACTAAATGCTGTTTTGGAGGGAGGTGGTATTTGAGGTTTTGTTTCTCTATCCATACTGCTTTCTGCATCATCATCTTCCTCAGGCCCTGCACTTAACCCAAACATTGCCTGTAATATTTGCCGTTTAGCATATGTTAAAGCACTCCCTACACCTTGAGGAGTTTTTTTGTCCAGAATTAATTTATAGTAACTCTGAATATAATGACCAGTTTGTTTGTGGAGTAGTATTGTTATTAATCCCTCTCCTGTTGGGAATTGCATTATTCCAAGATCATATTCTTTACAAGCTTTATCAATCTTGTTAATAAGCGAATCCAACATTATATAATCATTTCCAAAATGGGGATTTTTTCCTGCAGCCACTACATGTGAACCAAGTTTTTTCTTTACATCAAACCAAGCTTCAAATAGTTCTTTTGCTGTTCCGATTACACGGAAATTTAGCGTTGTCTCATCCATATCTCTCCTAGTACCATTTAATATTGAGGGTTTGAATACCATTATAGTATCCGGTTAATCGTTTCTTCTCAGTTTCAGAAGCATCACGATATTCTCTGTACCGTGCCAGAAAATGTCTGGTATCATCACGGCCACGATCAAGACTTTCTTGGTCTAATCTATAAGTCTGAACATTCCAAGGTCTTGATTTTTCACAAACCACAAAAAGGAAATCATAATCATCCCCAGTTATGGTTTTTAATCCATCCAAATACCAACTAGCTTGGATGTCATAGCGGAATTTTTTAACTGCACTACTAAATGAAAATGGATGGGCAGATAACATGAACTTTAAATCAATACAAAGTAATTTATCCTCCAATAGTTTATCTGCTCTGAAACAACCATTTACTTCAGGGATAATTGGGTGTTTAAAAAATCCAGATATTTCATTTTTGCCTAAATTTTTAACAAACAAATCGGACACAATTTCATCATCATGGATATTTTCTCGCCATTTTAATATTTGTGTCCACTCATCTTGGTTTATTAAAATCTTGCCTTCATTATTAGCTTGTTCCTCTGCCAACATTTTCTGTTCTTTGCCGGCCTTAGTTCGAGCATCAACTTTAGGCATAACTAAATACCGACTACTAAATTGATCAAATTCGAGCAAGGTTGTATGGCCTGCACTACCTAATCTTAATCCGTCAGTACTTTCTTGTTGATTCCTAGTTTTCCAATGATTAATAGACTGTCCAAATAATTTTATTTCAGACGCATGGAAATAACCAGGTTCATTTATATAATCTTCAAAAGGCATATTCTGAACAAGATTGCCTATCAATTCATTATTTTTCATATACTCTCCATGTGGTACCCACTCCAGTTTCCCAGAGTGGGATAATTTTAAAAAGGATAGTCCTGATCTTCACCAGAAGCATCCTGTTCACCTTTAGCAAGCCCTATTTTCCAACATTGTAATGAAACAACATATCCAGAGCCATTATCATTTTCCCACTTTCTGCCCTTTAGGTTGATGCTACAATCAACTTGATCACCTACTTTATATTGATCTAAAAGGTCAGTTTTTTGGTTAATGAACTCGAGCTTTAAGTGCTCGGGCCACTGGGGGTTTGGGGCATGTTCCAGAACAAATTCACGTTTTTTGAATTTCTCTGAATACTCATGTGTATCAAAAATCTCCTCAATTACACCAGAGATTTGAATTGAATCACTCATTATAAACTCCTACCATCAATGGTTGAAGGACATCCATGTCCAATAGAGACCAATTTTCCAAATTGGCTATTACGAATAGTTCACGGGATTGTGGCTATCCATAATTTCTTGGTCAACAACCCCAATCAATCTATCGGCTGTGGTTCTGACCTTGTTATTTAATTCTTCATTTAATATTTGACTTACAGTTGAAGCACTGGTTCCAGAAGCTGTGGCTACCATATTAATAGTAATGCCTCGTTTCCGTAATTTGCTCCGATATGATTCCATAATTTTTCCTTATGATTTAGGTTATTTTTGATTCATTATATACCATAAATTTTAAAAAATAAACATAAATTTTAAAAAAAAATAAAAAAAATACAAATTATTTTTAAAAAAAAGATTAATAAAATCAATTATTTTATAATAAAAATGAATTATTTTAAAAATAATTAAAAAAAAGTGTTTACTTTTGTATATTTTCCATAGTATAATGTAATCTCATTAAACATTAACCCCAAACGGAGAGACAATATGAAAACAGCAACTGAATTAATTAGGGAAAAAGATAATTGGACCGAAATTAAAACCAGGGACCAATATTTGGCATTTAGAGAATGGGTCTCTAAACTAACCAAATCAGTGGATGATGCAATTGATGAAAAAAATAAAAATTATATTGGTACCATAACATTAAACATATCCCAACAAGAAAGATTGGTAGATATGATGTTTGAAGAATTTAATTATTTATTTGATGTGAATATTAAGGAATTAGAACCAACTGTACCTCATTGGTTTGATGAGAAAAAAAGTTACAATTCAACTTATAATTTCTTAAAAAGATTCCATGACAAAATAGCTATATTAGCTAAATTAGTAACAGGTGAAGAAAATTCAACTTTCGAAGAGAAAATGAACGTTGGACCTGTTTCTCTTGCTTAAATTAATCCCAGGTGGCTTCGGAGGGAGTCACCGAGGATGCATTTAGCATCACCCTCGAAAGAGGATCATTTATAGTTAACCAATGTTCATAAGGAGATATTA